GGTTAGTGGATACTCAGGATTTTCGGGAAGTGGAATCTCGGGCTGGTCTGGTTATAGTGGTGCAACTGTTTCTGGTTTTAGCGGGTATAGCGGAACATCAGGATATTCTGGTGCAACAGTTTCAGGTTTCTCAGGATATAGTGGTTCTGGAATAAGTGGCTATTCTGGATACTCAGGTGTAACAGTTAGCGGATTTAGCGGCTATAGCGGGGCAAGCGGGATAAGCGGGTACTCAGGAAGTGGCATATCTGGGTATAGTGGAAGCGGAATTTCTGGGTACTCAGGCTACTCAGGAGCAATGGTTTATCCTAGTGCTGGCATTGCAAACTCAACAGGGTCAGCATGGGGAACAAGCTATACAACTTCTGGAAGTGGGACTGTAGTTGCTTTAGCTACTAACCCAACTTTTACTGGGCTTATTGAAACAGTTTATGCAGTTACAGGCACAACTCCAGCGTTAAGTCCTACAAATGGAACTATTCAGACTTGGACATTATCAGGAACATCTACTCCTACTGCTGGTACTTGGACTGCTGGTGCTAGTCTTACACTACAAATTACTGCTAGTTCAAATACTATAACTTGGTCAAGTGTTCCTGTTACTTGGATTGGTAGTTCAGCACCTACTCTTTCTACAACAGTAACAACTAATATTGAATTGTGGAAAATAGGTTCAACTATTTATGGTACTTTAGTAGGTAATGCATAATGCTTAGTAAAATGTTAAGGGCTGCCGCTGGTAATCAAACAGTAGCACCAACTAGTGACGCAAACTTTAACCAAGTAGCTTTATTGCTTCATGGCGATGGAACTAATGGGGCGCAGAACAATACTTTCTTAGATTCATCGACAAACAACTTTACTGTTACTAGAACAGGCACACCCACACAAGGAACATATACACCATTTAGTCAAGCTGCTGGGTATTGGAGTAACTACAACCCTACTGCTTCTTATTTAACTGTAGCTACTAATGCTGCTTTTACTTACGGTACTGGCGATTTTACAATGGAATGTTGGGTTTATTTAACTACAACAGGCGCAATTCAATACATTATTGACCAAAGAAATAGTGGAACAGCTAATGCGGTAATACCAGCAATTTATGTTTCTGCTTCTAATGTGCTTACTTATTTTGTTTCCAATGCAGCACAAATTACAGGAACAACAGCATTAACAGTAGGCACTTGGTATCATGTTGCAGTTTCTAGGTCTACATTAGTAACTAAAATGTTTTTAAATGGAGTGCAAGAAGGCTCTAGTTATGTAGATGCAAATAACTATGCAGCAAGTCGTGTAACTATTGCAAGCAATGGAGCAACTGCTGGAAACTATTTGGTTGGGTATGTTTCTAATGCAAGACTAGTAAACGGTACAGCTGTGTATACAAGCAACTTTACACCTTCTACAACACCACTTACTGCTATTACAAACACTAAATTACTTACTTGCCAATCAAATAGGTTTGTAGATAACTCTAGCAACAACTTTGCATTTACCGTTACTGGAACACCATCTGCACAACCCTGGAGTCCTTATGCTCCAACTTCTGCATATTCAACAGGAACTAATGGTGGAAGTTTATATTTCCCTGGTGCGTCAAGACTAACTTTTCCAAACAATGCAGCATTTGCATTTGGAACAGGAGACTTTACTGTTGAATTTTGGTTTTATCCTACTGTAGCTGGTGCTTTTTTTATATTTCTTACAGCCAATAATTCTGGTAGTAGCGGAGCTTTTGTAATTACCCAGCAAACTGGAGGTGTAATTAATCTTAGTAAAATTATAACTTCAAACACAACCCTTATTAATAGCACAGTATTATTTAATTTGAATACTTGGAATTATATTGCAGCATCAAGAACATCTGGACAACTTTATCTTTTTGTTAATGGTCAGCAAGGTGGAACAGTAGCCGATACTTCAAGCTACACAGGAACAAACCCAAACTTAGGCGCAGACAACAATACTACGTTGCCTATTACTGGTTACATTTCTAACTTCCGAATCCTTAAAGGAACTGGTTTATATACTGCGCCTTTTACGCCTCCTACCGCACCAATTTCGGCAATTACTAATACATCAATTTTGTTAAATGGCACTAATGCTGGTATTTATGACAATGCCGGTAAAAATGATTTAATTACCGCATCTAACCCCAAAGTTAGCACTAGCGTAGTTAAGTATGGAACAGGCTCAGTATCTTATGCAGCAAGTAGTAACGGCATGACTGTTCCTTCTCAGCCGTATACAACGCTTGGAACTGCTAACTTTACGATTGAGTTTTGGTTGTATTTAAACTCTACGGCTAACGGTGACTTTTACGACCAACGCTCAACAGGTACACAAGCAGCGCCAGTATTGCAATTAGCTAGTTCTGCAATGACATACTATGTTAGTAACGTAACTCAAATTACTGGTAGTGCCCTATCTACCGGACAGTGGTATCACATTGCGTTAACTCGAAGCGGAACAAACACACGCTTGTTTGTAAATGGAACTCAGCAAGGTTCTACCTGGACCACAGATTCTACAAACTATGTATCCAATAACTTAGGCATTGGTGCTTATTTGCCAACTCCTACTAATAGCTCAAACTGCTATTTAGACGATATTCGGATTACTAACGGCATAGCTCGTTATACAGCTAACTTTACACCACCTACTGCAGCATTCCCCAATCAATAAGGATTTATATGTTAATAGCTAAAATTGAAAATGGACAAGTGGTTGATGTAGCTGATTACCAGTCTATGTATCCTGATACTTCTTTTCCTTCTAGCGGACCAAATGAACAGTTTATGGTTGAAAACAACTGTATGTATGTGAATACTTATCTTGACTATGACCCCACAACTCAATGCTTAGTACCAGCTACTCCTTATATTTTAATAACAGACCCAGCACAACCTTTAAACTGGGTTTACACAGTAGAGGTAGCACAATTAACCCCAGAGCAGATACAGCAAATGCACGACACTTTGACTACTCAAAACCAAGCTACTGCCAGCCAACTGCTATATGCTACTGATTGGACAACTATTCCTGATGTTACCAACCCAGCCAATAACCCCTATTTGACTAATCAAAATGAGTTTTTAATATATCGTAATGCAATCCGTAAGATTGCCGTAAACCCTACATGGGATGCAGTATTTCCTGAACAACCAGTAGCTAAATGGTATAGTTAAAATATGACAATACAATATACAATAGTAATACCAACATATAACAACTGCGAAAAATACCTTAAACCCTGCATTGATTCCATAATCAAATGGACTGATATGGCTGATGTTGAATTAGTCATATCAGCTAATGGATGCATAGACAATACTTCTAGGTATTTACATTATTTAGAAACATCAATTCCTAATCTAAAAGTGGTTTGGAATGATGAACCTTTAGGCTTTGCCAAAGCTACTAATGAAGGCATCAAAGCAACTTCAGCAAGCAAAATCATCTTGCTAAATAATGACACAATTTTGCTAGAACAACCAAAGAATAGATGGTTGAATATGCTAGATAAGGGTGATGTCAATTATGTATTAGGTCAATATTCAGAAATCACTAAAAGAAGATTTGGTATTTTCTTTTGTGCTTTGATTGATTGCAAAGTTTTCAACACTATTAATTTTCTTAATGAAGATTATGGTACTGGTGGATGTGAAGATATAGAGTTTTGCCTAAAAGCAGAACAAGCTGGCTTTAGTCTTGTAGATTGTGGAAACAATGGAACTTTCCCCATCTATCACAAAGCTGAAGGAACAATGCTAGACCCATCCTTAGTCCAAAATTGGTATGATAAGTTCTTGCTTAATCAATTAAAGCTGGCAGAGAAATACAACAAAGAATGGTACTACTGGAGACTTTCAAACAATTATGAAAGAGCAATATTTCTAAAAGATGATACAGTATTCCCTAGAGAAACCCAAAGATATGAATGGGCTAATGAAAATCTATTTGGTAAGAATGTCCTTGAAATTGGATGCTCTACAGGCTATGGAGTTCAATTCTTCCCATCAGATATTGAATATCTTGGCTTAGATTATGACCCTATTATTGTAAATATAGCCAAAAACCAACAATGGTTGCCAACTGCTAAGTTTGAATGGGCTGATATTAATTCCTATGAACTTGGGCAATATGACACCATCATAGCTTTTGAAGTCATTGAACACCTTGATAATGGGCTAGAGATTGTAAAGTTATTGCAAAGCCATTGTAAAGTTTTACTAATTACTGTTCCCCACAATGAGCCAAAAGGATTTTGGGGTGAGCATCACAAATTGCATGGGCTTACTGAAGCTGATTTCCCTGATTTCAAGTTTGAATATATAGATGAGCATGGCAACATTACTAGCCATTTAAGAGCAGTTGATCAAAATAATTCATGCAATTTAATGATCTGTAGGTGGGAAAATGCCTAAAGTTCTATGTTCAGTAGCAACTAGGGGTAGATACTTTACTACCCTTCCATTGGTTTTAAGTGCCATCATAAATCAGTCTAAACCAGTCGATAAACTGGTGATATTTGATGATAATGATGAACCAAAAGATATGCGACAAGAATTGATTTATCAGCATTTCTTTCAGATATTAGATTTTAAAAAGATAGCTTGGGAATGGGTATTTGCTGAAAAAAAAGGTCAGCATCATATCCATCAGAAAGCCAATGAAATGGGATTTGATTGGGTCTGGAGAGTAGATGATGATGCTATTCCAGAACCAGATGTATTAAAAAATTTATTTAGTTACGCAACAGCAATAGATAGTATTGGAGCAGTAGGTGGTTCTATTCTTACTCCACCGCTTCAATTTGAGGGATATTTTCCTACTGGCAAAATAGAAAATATTGATACTGAACCAAATATTCAATGGTCAAATATTTCTAAAATTAAAGAAGTAGATCATCTTCATTGTTCATTTCTTTATCGTGCTGGAGTTCAAGATTACAACTTAGGGCTTTCTAGAGTTGCTCATAGAGAAGAAACTTTGTTCACTTATGGATTAAAGCAAAAAGGCTATAGAATCCTTGCCGCACCACACGCAGTTACATGGCATTTAAAAAATCCAGAAGGCGGTATTCGTAGCGAATCTAAAAAGGAAATGTATGCTCACGATGATCAAATTTATCGCAATATCATCAACTACAGAGATAAGACTATTATTATCCTTAATTGTGGGCTTGGCGATCATATTGTGTTTAATAAGCTCCTTCCTGATATACCAAACCCTGTTATTTTTGGTTGTTATCCTGAGATTATTCCTTGTCGATCTATTGCAGAAGCTAAAGCACTTTTTGGGGATATAGAACATTGGAATATTTATAAAAAAATGGATCAATGGAAATGGACTGATAGCTTAGAAAATGCTTATAGGAAACTTTATCTATGATCATTATTCACCCTTATGCTAAAAAGCTAATAAACGGTAAAAGAAATCCTAAAAACTATCCATTTTGGAAAGAGCTTATATCTTTAATAAATGAACCTATTGTCCAAATAGGGATTGAAGGAGAAAAACAACTTGTCGATGATTTCCGTAAAAATCTTCCAATAAATGAATTAAGGCTATTAATTAAAGAATGTAATACTTGGATAGGAGTAGATAGTTTTTTTCAGCATCTTGCGTGGTCTGAAAATAAAGCTGGAATAGTATTATGGTCAGTAAGCGATCCATTAATTTATGGACATACTATTAATAACAATCTTTTAAAAGATAGAGTATATTTAGCAAAGAATCAATTTCTCTGGTGGGAAAATACAGAACATAATTCTGATGCTTTTGTAAAACCAGAAGAAGTAGTAAAATTGCTTTAAATTCATAAAATAAGATTCTTAATAACTCTAATAATGGTGTTTTATGGATGGTCAAACCCTTTTTAATTTAGCTGGCGGTGCAATATTAGCCGCAGTAGGCTGGTGGTGTCGTCAAATATGGGACTCCGTACAAACTCTTAAAGAAGATGTTAAAGAAATTGAAATTGATCTTCCTACAAATTATGTAAAAAAAGGTGATATGACTGTTCGTTTTGATCGAATAGAAGTATTACTTGATAAACTCTATGAAAAATTGGAGCAAAAGGCAGATAAATGAAAGCACATAAATCTAAAACTATGTGGTTTTCTTTTGCTCTTGTAATATTTGGAGCTTTATTTGATAATTTTTCTTATGTCCAAAACCTTATTGATCCAAAATATTATGGCATTAGCCTTATTGGTATTGGCATTATCGTTGCTATACTTCGCTTTATAACTAATAAGCCGATTGAATAATGTTTCCACTTTCAATACTTTCTTATGTCAAAATTGGATTTGCTATATTACTTTTATCTGGTTGCTTTTATGGCTATATTGAGCATAATCGTTTTCAGATATATAAAGCAGAAATACAATCAATCGCTGAAAAACAAATTGCAGAAAATCAAGCAAAAATCAAAGAACAAGATTTAATTAATAAAGCATCTAAGGAAACCTATGAAGCTAAGCTATCTGCTCTTAAGTCTTATTATGGTGGGTTGCACAACTCCAGTAGCGGTCAAATGCCCACCCTTTCCAATACCTCCAGCACAGCTAATGGAAGCACCTCCGACCAGCTACTTGCTTGTGCCTACACAACGCAACAATTAGTATCGCTACAAGATTGGATTAAAGAACAGGCTGGATTATGAATTTAGATGCTATTGGTATAAACCAACAATGGGAAAAGCCTTTAGAGGATACTTTTGCAAAATATGGAATTAATAGCAAGCAAAGACAAGCCTGTTTTATTGGTCAATGTATGCACGAATCTAATGGTTTTAGAGTATTAGAAGAAAACTTACATTATTCCGCAAGTGCTTTAATGAGAACTTGGCCTTCAAGATTTCCTGATATGGATACGGCTGAAAAATATGCCAATAATCCTGAAAAAATAGCCAATAAAGTCTATGGTGGGAGAATGGGGAATGTTGAAGATAGCGATGGTTGGAAGTATCATGGTCGTGGGCTTATACAACTTACTGGCAAAGACAACTATGCCAACTGCGGATCTGGTCTTAGTGTGGATTTGCTTAGCAATCCTGAATGGGTTATTACTCCTGAATATGCGGCTTTAAGTGCTGGCTGGTTTTGGAATAAAAAAGGCTTAAATGATTTAGCCGATACGATGGATATTGAAACTATGACCAAGCGTATCAATGGTGGCACGCTTGGTATAGATGATCGTAAAGCTAAAATCCGAATGGTAATGCAAAAATTAGCTACTTAATACGAACTACTTTATTTCGTTTTAAAACTTCTTCGTAACGAACTTTTGCAACATCATCTAATTTGCGTAATGGCAATTCTTGGTAATACTTAAACTTTGCCTGAGTTTCTGGAGTTTCAGAAGGTCGAACCCATCCTTGTAATTTCCAGCGTTCTTCAATATCAGTACCACTTGCTGTCCAAATATGTTCATTCATAATCTTCTCCTATTAATATCTTTGTCTGTACCAAAAGTTGTTCTTCCGTGATTTCGTATTCTCTTTCAAAACGCTTTCTACCCATTCCGTGAATACTGGTATTTGCTCCTCTATGGTGATAGGGACATAATGGGATAACAGGGGCATTACTTCTTTTAGAAGTTCGTCTAATGTGATGCAATTCTGCTGGCGTTTCACCAAGCATAAGATGCCTACATAATGAGCATCCCAATCTAGCAATCTTGCCATATAACTCCTTTTGCGATTTATTCATATTTATTCAATAAATGCTGACTTATAGCATAACAAGTGGAAATTTTGCCAAATCTATCATTGAATTGTTCTTTATAAGCATTGTTTTTAATAAAGTTCCAAGCACCCCAACAACGAATATCACCGCCAAGATCATCTACTATACAAAGAACATAAATATCGCAAGGGCTTTTATCGTGATATTCCGCAACTCTTAGCTTTATATTATCTATCCTACTAGATTTAACATCTATTTTTAGTCCATCACTATCTATTAAATCGTAAGGCTTCTTTTTTTGGCTTAATTCAAAATCTGGCATTAAATTAAATGCTTTAGCCACTATAAATTCACCCATAAAACCATCTATGTCTAGTTGATAAGGGTCTTGTTGCAATATTTGCTTATCTTTATTAAATTTCTGTGCATTATCCCTACGAGCTTTTCCAATAAATTTAACAACCCTTAGTTCTTCAGGACTTAGATTTATTCGCATCGCAAGAATATTCTTCTAAACATTGTGCTAATTCCACAAGGTCAATACTTAATTCATAGGCTTGTTGAGTATTATTCTTTAGGCTAGCATCGTGATAAGCTTTTAAAGTTTTTTGCAGTGCAAGATATAGTTCTGCGTTCATTTCTCTTGTGCCTTTCTTAGTATTGCTCTAGCAAAGTCAATAGCAGAACTTCTAGCAGACGCAACTCCAAGCATATCTTCATATACTTTGATTATTTCCTCATCTGTTAGTGTCTTTGCTGGATGGGTATTAAGTCTATCTGCAATATGCTGTAAATAATTTAGTCGTTGTGCGTCAGTTTCAAAATCACCATTTAGATAAAGCCGTACATCATGGTTAAAATCGGATGACTCAATAAATTCTTGTGATTCTGTTTGTCCAACAGTCCAAGCACCTCTATCCAAATCGTGATTTTCATGCCTTAGTGTCTTTGCTAAATGGGTGTAGAGTGGAATACCGCCATCATAATTAACTCTGCTGTCGTGTTTAATGCACATATATGCACCATCTTTTTCAAACATCCACGCTACTGGTTCATTTTTCATTTCTCTTGTGCCTTTCTTAGTATTGCTCTAACAAAATCAATTAATTCGGTATCTTCCACGATGTAATCTGCTTCAAAACCAAACTTAGTAAATTTATCGTGAATTATTTTTAAAATATCCCTATCGCTAATTGTTAGTGTTTTTGCTGGATGGTGAAACTTATGGGCTTTCCAACCTTCTTCTTTGCCAGCTTCAAAACCTTTTTTAAACTGTTCGTCTAGTTCTTTTTCTGGATGGGTGTAAAGTGGTGTTGGGTTGTCATCAATAGATAAAGCACAATCTAAATCAAAAAATACACTTGTGTTATCGCCTACTGCAATCCACGCTACTGGTTCATTTGCGTTCATTGGGTAGATTTTCCTTCTGCTCTAGCGGTAGATTCCAATGATCTCCAAACTTCAATTTTAGATTCAGCCGCCAACATTAAAACACGCAATGTTTCATACATAGCAATAAGTTCTTCAGTATCTAAAATATGTTGTTCATAGCTTTCTTGTGCATAAGCGTAAGCCTCCTTTTCGGATTGTGTTTTTAAATCTTTAGCCATTAGCATAAGTCTAGCTTTTTTAGTTTTTCTAAGCTCAGTATGTGCGTATACCGCACCTTTTAAATTGCCTAATTTTTGAGCATTATCCCTAATAAAATCTAAGGCTTTAAATGGGGAAATATCAGCATCTACCATCGTCATCTTCCTTTTCTACTGTTTTATTTTCTATAGACTGTTCTAGATTGCATTGAATATCTATTAGCAAAGACATAATACCGCCTAAACTTTTGCGAACTTTCCACTTATTTATTTCTGTGCTTGTGTCTTGTTCAAACAAATCACGAACAACTTGGATCATTGCAAAAACTTCATCTAAACATTCGCAAGCATAATAAATGTCATATTCCAACTGTTGCCTATCTTTTTTTGTCATAATCCTCTGCTCCTTAAAGTAGCGTCTATCTTGTTAATAATTTCGAATCGTTGTAGTCCTACTGTATGCAAGCCCAATTCGTTAGCTTTAGCAATCATTAAATTGTCATTAGTTCTCCATGCTTGGTTAGATTGTGGGGCACTACCTGATTGTTTTTGAGCAACCCAAGAGGCATCAAAAGATTTCCAACCCTTAAAAATAATGGTTTCTAAAACATCGGATAAGGACATTTTTGCTATATCAGCTTCTTTAATAAGTCTGGCTAATACTCTAGGGGTTACTGGAGACTTCATCCGTTTCCTGTAAACCAAAAAATCTTTCCATAAATCAACAGACACACCGTCTGGTGGGTCTATGTTTTTAATATGGTTATTGGTTATTGGTTTTTGGTTATTGGTTAGGAGCTGATTCGGTTCTGATTCCAGAGTTGATTTCAGAATTGAATGCTTTTCTGATTTAATTCTGTTTGCATTTCTAGCGGAATCAGCTTTGGCTTGATATTTGGCAATTTCCTCGTCTGCACGCTTGTTATGCCAACCGTCATCCTGTAACTCAAAAAATTCTTGTAGCAAAATTAAAGCTACTGCTGGATTGGATTTAACTCGCCTAGCGACAAAAAATTCATCTGGAAAAGGTTGTTCGGAATGATAATAAAGATCAATCATTCTGCGATATGCCAAATCTTCCTCATCCGTAAGGTGGCTAGTATGGGAAATATAATCCCCAATATGAAACGGATAGTAATTCATAAATCCTTTCATCAAAGGCATCACAAAAAATGTAGGGCAATCGGCGATGAAGCGATTTTTCGGTAATGAACCTAGCCCTACAAGAACTATTATATATCAATTTTAGGAAAGTGTAATACTTTTAAAATTATTTTTGCTTTACCTCCTTTAATGACTTCACCACGCTTTACAGTCAAAACATCCACTTGTGAGTCGTCAGCAAACGCACTAGCTTGAACAAGTGCATCAAGGCATGACTTTATTGAATTGTCTATATCACGAATTCTTTTATCTGTTGCGTACAAAATTATTTCAATTTGCAATCTGGCAGTACCAAGATTTATTTTATTTAAGCTCACTATTTGAGCTACTGACGATTTAAATTCATTAGCTTTAGGTGTAAGAAATCTTCTGTGACCTTTAAAACCCCAATAGGAATTTACGGATGGTGGATATGGAATAAAAAAGGTATACATTTTCTAGTTTCGTTATATAATACTACTAGGTTACAATTTAGTAGCCTACCATGAAAAGGGAGAAATAAAATGGGAATGAATAGAGAAGATGCTTATTACGAACCAGAGGATGATGATTCTGGAGACTTTATTGACCACAGAACTGCTGAATTGTTAAATACTAAAGAATATGATCCAGCTTTAGTTCATCATCTAGCAGAAGCAATTTCTGAAGCAAATCCAGATGACCAAGCAACTATTATTGACTTTGTAAATCAAGGCAACTGGGAAGCATTAGGTCGCAAGTTGTATTATATTAGCCATGAATATATGGAAAAATTTGCTGAATCCCATGCCATTGATGAATACAACTCTGGATTAGGTGATTAAGATGGCTACTTACATAATTACAGAAACTGCCCAAATTACCTTTGTTATTGAGGCTGATACTCAGGAAGCAGCTTTTATTAAGATTGACGAGCTTAATCTTGGTGACCGAAAGGAAATAGCTGAATTTATACGACTTGAAGTTAATGATATAGATTTTTTATAAAGGATAAGACATGAAAACATTTATTGAGTTACGCAAAATTAATGTAAACGAACACACAGAAAAAAAGGGTCGGTTTACATATCTTTCTTGGACATGGGCGGTAGATCAGCTTTTAGAGAATGATCCAACAGCAACTTGGGTTTTTGGAGAGCCTACTTATTTTGCAGAATCGCTTATGGTTTATTGCACAGTTACCGCTTTTGGCAAATCTATGACTTGTCAAATGCCAGTAATTAATAACCAAAACAAAGCAATTCCTAATCCAAATGCTATGGATGTAAATACTGCAATGCAACGCTGTTTGGTCAAAACAATAGCACTTTTTGGAATTGGCTTATATATTTATGCTGGAGAGGATTTGCCAAGCGAGGATCCAGTTGATCCTAATACTGTCCAAAAATTATTGTTCGACATAGAAAATGCCACCACTTTGGATGATTTAAAGACTGTGTATATACAGGCTTGTAAGCAAGTTGCAAATGACCCATCAGCATTACGACAACTAGAAGTGGTAAAAGACAAACGCAAACAAGAATTGGGGGCATAAATGAAAGCATTTCCATATAACCCTACATTCAATCCTGAACATAACGGAATGGGTTTGCGTGATTACTTTGCGGCTAAAGCTATGCCATTGGCTTTTAAAGTTTGGGAAAATTACCATTCAAGCGAAGAAAATGATGACACTTACAAAACTAGCAATTTTCAAGCAGATAAAAATTATCAAGAATTGATTGCCAATACTGCTTATCAATTTGCTGACGCAATGATGAAAGCAAGAAAATGACAACTTTTACTACTGATGACAGAATTATTGCCGAAAAGGATGGTTCTTTTACCGCCAATATAGAACCTATTCCGTTTGCTGGCATGGTTACCCTTGAATACCCAGAAAGACTGCTTGAGCAAGGTTCTGACGAGTGGCGGTTAGCAAAACTTGGTCATGTTTCTGGTAGCAATATTGGTGTAGTAATGCAAAAAGGTAGGGGAGACGCACCATCCAAAACTAGACAAAGCTTTATTGAAAAAATTGTTGCGGAACGATACTCAAAAAAACTTGATGATAATGGCTATACAAATGAGTATATGGAATGGGGGACTCAAACCGAACCGCAAGCAAGACAAGCATACGAAGTTTCCCGTGAAACATTCGTAGATAAAACTGGGTTTTGGAAACATCCTAATATTGCTTGGGTTGGATGTAGCCCTGATGGTTTGGTAGGTAAAGATGGGCTTATAGAAATAAAATGCCCAAAAACCTCTACGCATCTTAGTTATATTTGGAATGATGAAGTACCTAGTGCTTATTATTTACAAATGCAATGCCAAATGTGGGTAACAAATAGGGAATGGTGCGATTTTGTTTCTTTTGACCCTAGAGTGCCTGAAAAGAGTCGTTTGTTTGTTAAGCGATGCCATAGAAGCAACGATACGATTGCCGATATGGAATTAGCAGTAAAAGTGTTTCTAGCAGAAGTGGAAACTAGACTAAAAATCCTCTCAGGAGAAAAATGATGGCGGTTTTAAAATATGAAGTAAAAACAAAAAATGGCACTTACAAAGACCGAAATGGTGAAGAAAAGACCAAATGGCATCAAATGGGTGTATGCTTTGAAAACGACAAAGGTCAATTATCTATTAAAATAGATTCTATTCCTGTAGGTTTTGATGGTTGGGTATCTTTATTTGAGCCAAAACCAAAAGAATCTAATACTGGTAAACCTGTGCCAAGCGGTGCTGGAATTAACAGTATTGAGGATGACGATATACCGTTTTAGGAATTACGAGGGGGAAACCCCTCCCATCTACGGGGGGTAGTAAGAGCGGCATCTCTATAATCTGCTTCGGCTTAAAGAACCGACCTTTTCGTGGCTACTCCCCACCATACATTTCACATAGAAAAATAAATCAAAAAAGTTTTAAAAAACTGATTTAGTTCGTAATAATCTATGAGATTCGTTATATAATACTTGTATGGAAACCAATTCCATAACACGAAAAAAGGAAATAAAATGCAAAATCTACAAATAATCCCAGTATCAAAAACTGTTTTTAGGGTTTTAATGTCAACCAAGGAATCCGATGTTTTTTATGTTGCTAAAAAACGGAATGCTTGGGTAATTGCTAATCAAGGTCAAATAATTGACTTTGCTCCTAATAAATCTATGGCAATCGCTTCCGCCATCAACCATTGGAAGGTTTAATCATGGAAATTACTAAAAACTACATGCTTTATCTTGAAAATGGAAGAAAAGTAAAAGTTGCGGTAATTCCAGCTTTTGACAGTCTTGATAATACTATTGCTGTTATTCAACACCAATATGATTCCAAAGTTCGTAGCTGGTGTGAGCTTTTTGAGGATGAAACATTATGAGAGATTTTATCTTTGCTTGCTTATTAGGGGCTTTCTTTGGAATTATGTTTGCAATAGGTTTTATGGATGTATCAGTACTTGACTTATTTAATCTTACGAAAAGGATTTAAAAATGGCACATGAATTAACAATTAGAGAAAACGGATTCGCTGAAATGGCTTTTGTAGGCGAAACACCTTGGCATAGCTTAGGTCAGAAACTTGACCAAAATGCAGACATGACAACTTGGAGAAAGGCTGCTGGAATGGACTGGAGTTTAGAATCTTCACCAGTTCACTTTGAAACTAAAGATGATAATGAACATCACAATTTAGAATCTTTTGCTGGACAAAATGTGCTTTATCGTAGTGATACAAAAGCACCAATGTCTATTGTTTCGGATCGTTATAAGCCTGTTCAACCAACTGAAGTGCTTGATTTCTTTAAAGATTTAGTTGAGGAATCAGGCTTTAAATTACATACTGCTGGAACTTTATTTGGCGGTAAACGCTTATGGGCTTTAGCGGAAACTGGCAAATTCGGTGAAATTACCAAAGATGATGGAATAGGTGGATTCTTGTTGCTTTCAACATCATGTGATAGGTCACTAGCTACAACTGCTAGGTTTACCTCGGTTAGAGTTGTTTGTAACAACACTTTATCTATGGCTACAGCCGATGGTGCCGACTGCGTATCATTTACACATTCTAGAGAATTTGACCATAACTTAATGAAAGCAAAACTAGGGTTAGCGGTTGAGTCATTCTCTGCTTTTATGGCAATGGGTAAATTTTTGCAAAATCAAAAAATGAGCAGTCAATCAGCAAAGGATTTTATTGTAAGGTTAATGGAAACCCCTTTAAGCATGGAATATCCTATGTTTGAGGTTAGAAAAACCAAAGGTTTTGCAAAAATTCTTAATTTATTTGACGGAGAAGCAAAAGGATCGGAACTTGTTGGAAAAACTAAATGGGGAATGTTAAATGCGGTTACGGAATATTATGACCATCACCTGCCATCAAGAACGCAGGATGCTAGATTAAATAGCACTTGGTTTGGCACAGGTAATGCGGTTAAAGCAAAGGCAATACAGCTATTAGTTGCTTGACAATAATACTTTATCCTGTAATATATCCCCTATCTAATACTAATAGGGGATATTTTATGGCTAATGCCGCAACCAAAGTAAGAAATGCTTTTTTGCAACATTCACAAGATATGACGTTAGCTGACTTAAAAGAATTTATTAAAGATTTAAAGTCAAGCGAAATATCTATGGCTTTATCATACTTACTTAGACAAAGATATTTAAGTAGAGAGTCTATTCCAAATGACAACCCAAAACAAAGAAAACGAGTTTGGTTATATAAATATTATTCAACACCATTACCTAAACAGGAGAGCAAATGACTGTAAAAATCCATGAGCCAAAGCATGTTGATATTGAAAAGCTCAAAAATCACCCAAAAAACTATAGAGAGCATCCAGATGATCAGCTTGAGCATTTAATGAAAAGCATAGAACAACATGGGTTTTATAGAAATGTTGTAGTAGCTAAAGACTATACAATTCTTGCTGGTCATGGTGTCGTTAAAGCAAGCCGTAAGCTAGGTTTAAAAGAGGTGCCTGTGATTAGGTTGGAAATAGATGCGAACAGCACCAAAGCTCTTAAAGTACTTGCTGGAGACAATGAATTAGGTAGGTTAGCAGAAGTTGATGACAGAGAATTATCAAAAATTCTTAAAGAAATTATGGAAATGGATGTAGAAGGATTGCTCGGAACAGGTTATGACGAAATGATGTTAGCTAATCTTGTAATGGTTACTCGCCCATCTAACGAAATAGCATCCATTAAGGAAGCGGCGGAATGGATAGGTATGCCTGACTATGAGCCTAAAGAAAATGCTTTGCGAATTAGCATACAGTTCCGTAATGCTGAGGACAGACAAAAGTTTGCTGAAATTTCAGGAATGAATACTGGAAAACCAGATGGATTGACTTGGTCGTATTGGTGGCCTCATAGAGAAAAAGAGGATGTATCTTCGGTGATGTATGATGCCTAAATACCCTGTTTATATCCTTTCCAAAGGTAGATGGGATGCTTGCACGACAGCCGATTTTTTAATTGAAGATAAAGTAAATTTTAGAATCGCTGTCGAACCTCAGGAAGCTGATTTATATATAGAAAAATATGGTAAAGACAGGATTATTGTTACTCCAGAAGCATTTTCTGAGCAAAAATTAGGTCCTGTGCCTGTACGCAATTTTATAAGAGATCATAGTCAAGCAGAAGGTCATCAATGGCATTGGCAACTGGATGACGATTTAAAACAAATCTACTATTACACAAAAGGCAAAGGTAGCAGAGTAAATGCTGGCGAAGCATTTAAAAAAATAGAGCAATTTAGCGATATGTATTCCAATATTGGTATCATTGGCTTATCAAGCAAAGTGTTTGCATTTTCTAAAAGCAAGCCTTTTCAAGTAAACCAACAAGTTTATGGATGTATTTTGTTTAATAATTCCGTTCCTCATAGGTGGAGATGCTTGGGCGAGGATACAGACATGACATTGCAAGTTCTTTCAGGGCATTTATGTACTGTTTCAATGAATGTATATGTGTTCGATACTGTAACTAGCGGATCAAATAAAGGCGGTAACTGCGATCTTTATAAAGATGATGGCAGACTGCAAAGAACAAAAGTGCTAATGAAAAATTGGCCTCATTTAATTACCATGAGTAAAAAATGGGGTAGACCTAACCATGATTTAGGGCATATTTGGAAAAAGTTTGACTTTCCTTTAATTAGAAAATGAATACAAGATATCCAGTTTATGTAATCTCTAAAGGTAGATATGAGAATTGCTTAACCGCAAAGTTTCTTATAAAAGATAATGTTGATTTCTTTTTGGTAGTGGAGCCACAAGAAAAAAATGAATATGCAGAAAGATATGGTTCTGACCGCATATTAGCCCTTCCTTTTAGCAATTTAGGTCTTGGATCAATACCAGCAAGAAATTTCTGTTGGGAACATAGCAAGAAAAATGGTCATTTTAAGCACTGGATATTGGATGACAATATACGCTTTATGCGTAGGTTGCAAAAAGGAAAGCGTATTATATGCAATTCTTTACCAGCATTTAAAGCAACCGAAGATTTTACGGATAGATACGAAAACATTGCTATTGCTGGAATGAACTATACATTCTTTGCAATAAACAAAATGCCACCTTTTTACCTAAACTGCCATGTTTATAGCACTTTGCTTATAAGAAATGACTTAGATTATCGTTGGCGTGGAAGATACAACGAGGATACCGATTTATGCTTACAAGTGCTTTCTGGTGGATGGTGTACCGTATTAATGAATGCGTTTTTGATAGAAAAAATGGCAACTATGACCATGAAAGGCGGAAATACTGATGTTCTTTATAAGAACGATGGTCGTTTAACAATGGCTAAATCATTAGAAAGAATGTGGCCTGGAGTCGTTAAAACGGACAGAAGATATGGCAGACCACAACATGTGGTAGCAAATCAATGGAAAGGTTTTGATACACAGCTTATTAGAAGAAAAGATATTGACTGGGATAATTTAGAAAAAAATAACTATGGAATGACATTGAAAGTAGTAAATCCAAACATCAAATCCGAAACATTAAAAGAATTCGTTAAGGCACAAAATGAACAAAGTTGAAAAAGAAATTTATAGATGCGGTATTAGACAGTTGTTAGCATGGCGAAAAGAATGGGGTTTACGAACATTTAGAGAATATTGTAATAGTTATACAATGCAGCCAAAATGGTGGAGATATTCTGATGACTTTACTTTACAATGGAGACTTGGTAATCGTGGCAACAAAGGCGATTGGAAATAATGGAGATTCTTATGCCTGTTATTAAAAAGCAAGATGGCTGGTATTGGGGATCAAAAGGACCATTCACAACGAAATCCAAAGCATTACAAGTAGCTTCAGCCGCCCATGCAAGCGGTTTTAAAGAGGAAAAGAGAGAGAAAAATCTTTCCGTTGCTCTAGATTACCATAATACTTATTCCGCAGACCCTAAATTTTGGGATACTTTTATTTATATGTGCTGGATGCGTAAATGGGATGTGTATTGTGTAACCCATCATACTGGCGAAAAGCAAAACGAACAGCTTATGGATAGTATTGGGAAAGTATTAGACAAAGATCACATTATCTTTACCATGGGCAAAGCTAAATTAGACTATGTTAAAAGCATTGGTGTAGATATAGATATTTGGATAGACAATAACCCTATACATATCGTAGAGGATCCAACACCATAATGCCTACCTTACCTACCTATACCAAGTGCATAGAGTTAGGTTGTAAAGAACAACGAATAGGTAAAAGCTCATTCTGTGAAAAGCATGGAATAAGAAAGGAAGTATCACAGGAAAGATGGGATAGGCAACAGCAATACAAAAGCCCATTCTGGAAGCAAACCAAACGAATACAACTGAGTCGTTCTCCACTTTGCGTAAGTTGTTTATTGGCTGGCAGAGTATGTCAAGCTAATGTAGTTGATCATGTCTTTCCATGGGCACAGATAGGAGACCATGCGTTTACCAACAACCTATTCCAATCGTTATGTGTAGAGTGCCATTCACACAAGACAGTATTGGAACAAAAGGGTATCGTTGAACATTACACAAATAAAAAAACCGTTTACAGCTTGTCCGACTATGGGTATGTGGTCAGTCAAAGCAATATTTCCGTTGAAACTTAAAGTAGCACACATGCTCTTGGATTCATCATGACCATAAATCAAGTGTAATGTAATTTGACAGAGGGGGGTGTCTTAGGCTAGGATGCACCCATGAATAAAAAACCACCAGAGCTTCACATAGTCGATGGCACAAAGTCTAGAACCAGAGGCGACTTAGCCACTTTGCCTGACAGTATTAGAAAAAGAATTCCTAGAGCCGAATGGTTGGATAATCCTGACGCATGGGATAAACAACAGTTCATAGATGAAACTGCGGAATTTCTACATTCAGTTTATGGCATTGGAAATGACCAAGATAAACACGCTTTATCCATGCTGGCAGACCAAATAGAGGTTTATGTGGACTGTTCCAAGATGCTACAGTTTAAAGACGATAGCGGTAAAAGACAAAGCCGACTTGTAATACCGCAAAACAATAATGCTACTCTTGCTCCTAGCCCTTGGTTAAGCATTCGCAATAAAGCAACCACATTAATTATCCAGTTAATGAATGAGTTAGGGCTTACCCCTAGAGGCAGGCTCTCATCTGGCAAGGTAGAAAGTAATAGTCCTGTATCGCAATTTCTTAAAGGACCATTTGCTTCATGAGGTGGGAGACTGGGCTTGAATATGCCCACGATGTAATAAAAGGCGAAATTAATGTCTGCAGAGATGTTCGTTTAGCTTGCCAACGCTTTATTAATCAATACGAAAATAAAGAATGGGAATGGCAATTCGATGAAAGAGTGCCACAACATTTTCTGTCCTTTTGCCAAAATTTAAAGCACACCAAAGGACCACAAGCGGGTGATCCCATAATCCTAGAGCCTTTTCAGATTTTTATTATTTGTGCTATCTATGGCTTTCGTGGAAAAAGGGATAGAACCAAGAGGATGGTTACTGATGTAATTGTCTTTATTCCTCGCAAAGCTGGAAAATCAACTATTACAGCCGCAATAGCACTATATGAGTTGCTATGCGGTGAAGCTGGAGCAGAGGTATTTACCCTAGCAACCAATAGAGAGCAGGCTACCATTGTGTTTGATGCCGCTAAAGGATTCGTAGAGAATATGCCTACTGATTTACAGGCACTTTATAACATATCAAGATACGAAGTAAAAAAGGGCGGAGATTCGCAATCCACTTTTAAAGCCCTTTCTAGAGACACCAAAAAATCAGGAGACGGAAAAAATCCATCTTGCGTAATTGTGGATGAAGCTGCTCAAATTGTGGATAGAAATTCCATTGAGGTATTACATTCAGGTATGGTCGCAAGACAAAACCCATTGCGAATCTATATTACAACTGCATCTTTTACTAAAGACACGAAGTTTTATGAAGATATGAGCATGGTGCAATCTATGCTTAATGGGGAAGCTGGTGATAACCCTAGATGGTTTGGATTGCTATATGGCTTAGACCCACAGGATGATTGGCGTGAGCCTAATACTTGGGCAAAAGCAAATCCTATGCACGGAATATCCGTCTTTGAGGAAGCAATCGCCCAACGAGCAGAGGAAGCAAAGCATAAGCCTGCTGTATTAAACGAATTTCTTTGCAAAACCCTAAACATCTATGTAAGTGCTAATACCGCTTGGCTAGACAGAGATATGTGGGATAAAGCTATATCCGAACCTGACGATAGAGAACCAGAGGCAGTCTTTATTGGCTTTGACTTAGCCGCCACACGAGATTTAAATGCCGTATGCACCTTAAAGCGCTATGGCGAAATGGATTACTACGCTGAATGGCAATTCTTTCTACCACAAGCTGGTTACGAGATGATTCCTAAGCATTATCAAGATATTTTCCGTGTTGCAATAGATTCCAAGATACTTAGACTGACTGAGGGTAATGTCATGGATGATAGGGAAATCTCTGCTTACATAATGCAACAATGTGAAAAGTATGATGTGAAAGAGGTGGGATATGATGCTTATAATGCGGCTTCATTAGTTGCGCGACTGCACGATAACGGGGTTCCTGTTAAAAAAGTTGGACAAGGTATGAGTGTTTTATCAAATCCATCAAAATATGTTGAGAAACTAATACTAAATAATCAAATCCGTCATGATGGAAACCCTTTTCTTGGGTGGCAATTAGGCAACTGTGAAGTTTATGAGGATGTAAATGGCAACATAAAAATTAGGAAAAATGAAGCTGACAAATCTGCTAAAGTTGATGGCATAATTGCTATGATTATTGCGGCACATTGCTCATTAGATAACCCATTCATATCAAATAGCTTTGGATTCCGTAGTTTTTGAGGTAATATCGTAAAAAATTGGGAGTTTATATGGGTGTTTTAGACATTTTCCGCACTAAGAAAACAGTAGTAAAAGAAAATAATACCCTTTTTGGACAAACCCAATTAGGTAATCAGATTGTTCGCCAGACCCAAGATGGTAAAGGCGGTGCAAATTTTCAGCTACTTTATGTAACCACAAGCTCAACTACATCCGCTGGTCGGATTGTAGATATGTCTGTGCTGACAAGAAACAGCACAATTATGTCTTGCGTTGGAGTTATTGCCAGAGCATTAGCACAATGCAGTATTTACATAGCTTATAAGACAGACGAAGGCATTTTTGAAGATGCTTTGGCTTCTGATAAAGCTGGAGCAAGGGATAAAGCAAAGGCAAAACAAGTTCTTAATCTTTTGCAAGAACCTAATAATTTCCAAAGCCAATATGAGTTTTGGTATCAATGGTGTATGTGGTATCTGTTATCTGGCGAAACCTTTACGCTACTGTTCCGTAAAGACCAAGGTGATGCTTCACAAACACCAATAGAACTATATAACTTGGATTCCACGCTGATAACAACGCAAATGAATCCAGCAAGATACCCTACTTATCGCTTGTCTACACCTAGTTATGGTTTTAATCGGGATGAGCCATTAGCCGCACATCAAGTAATTCATATTTCAGAAGCCGCTTGGCAAGGTTCTGCTGGTTTCAACAAAGGCATTCTGGCTACTGAATTGGTTGCCTTAGATCAAGATATTGATTTATATGCCAACTTTGTTATGCAAAATGGTGCAAAACCTAGCGGTATGTTCGTGACTGACCAAGTTATTCCAGATGTGAAATTTAAAGAAATCAAAGGTCGATTGGCAGAAGCATGGTCTAGTATGACTGGCTCTAAACCTACTGATTTAAGCAAACCAGGTCAAAGTATTATGCTTGATAACGGTATGAAGTATGAGCCTGTTAAGATGCTGACACTACAAGATGCAGATGCCGCTAAGCTAAAAGACCAAACCACTAAAAGAATCTGCGGGCTGTTTGGTGTACCTCCTGAAATGCTTGGATTATCGGCTGGCAAGTTTAATAACACACAAACCATGCTAGATGAATTCTATAAAACTACCATGTACCCAATGATTATTAGCATTGAGCAAAAGTTTAAGCAATCATTATTAAAAGGCTATCCAAATCTAGCAATTCGTTTTGATACAAAAGATTTCTTAAAAGGTGCGGCATTAGACCAAATGAACTTTGTAAATGCTGGAGTTGCGGGTGGTATTATGACGCCTAATGAAGCTAGAGAATATATGAATATGCCTAAAATGGATGGTGCTGATGACTTATTATCTGTTAATGCAAAAGCTATTTCTTCAGATAATGTTCCAATTGCTACAAAAACTGCTAAAGTACAAGCATTGCCGGGTTCTTCACCACAAGATACTGGCGGTGGCGGTGGTAATCAAACCAAAAAAATGAATATAGGGAAAACATGAAAACAGTTAATAAAATAATTGGTCTTTTTGGTTATCAGATTCATAAAAGTAATGTTAAACTACCAAAAAAACCTGTGCCGTCCCCAAAAATACAAGATAATAATCAAGCTATCAACAATGGGGCTATAAATGAATCAAAACCTAAATCTAATCTGCGAAGCAAAGTTAAAGCTCAACCAATCCTCAAAGGAAAACCCAAGCGGACAACTTGAGGCTGTTGTTACAACTTGGGGGTCTAGAACTGGGGCTGATGGTCGTAAGTTTAATTACCAGCCTGAAGGTTTTATGGAATGGGCTAATGAGTTTGCACAAAGCGGCAAACCCTTGCCTATGTTTTTAAATCACAATGATATGGGCATGCCTGTAGGTCAATGGAATGAATTTAATTTTGACAAACAAGGTATGACTGCTAAAGGTGAGTTGTTTATGAACACCACCACAGGTTCCGATCTATATGAAGTATTAAAAAACTCTCCAAATCTTTTTGGTGGAGTTTCTGTTGGTGCTTATGCAGATGAAGCCCAATTTGTTGATCAATACGGAGACCCCACAGATGATGATAATGATGAAGAATCTTTTTTCCAAATCACTAAAGGTGGTTTGCGTGAAGTTTCAGTTGTTATGTATCCAAATAATCCAAATGCTGAAATCCATAAATTAGAGTGTTTTGATGCTGAAGGGCATCTTAACCCTAGATTAGTTGAGGAAGCCTTGCGTGAGGCAGGACTTTCCAAGAAGGGTGCGACCACCGCATCTTCCGTCTTTAAAAAAATTCTAGAGTTGCGTGATGCTACCAAGAAGATTATTAAAGAAACCCCACAACCAAGTGAATTGGAAGCGGTGGTAAATGAAGCTGACGAAATCCTTAAAGCTCTAGAGCTAAGAGAGATTAAGAAAGCATTATCTAAACGCATCAAATAAAGGAATTATTATGATTGAGCAAATCACGGAAAAGCTAGATGCTATTGAAGTATCTAACGAAGCCAAAATCCAAGCAGTAAAAGAGGAAGCAGTTGCCGCAGTTGAAGCCGCTAAAGCGGAATTCTCTGAAAAGGTTATTGCTTTAGAAACCAAAATTTCACAAGTGCAAGCTCCTGAAATCATGCGTTCTCCAGCTAAATCAGTAAAGCAAGATGTTAATCGTCTAGTTACTGAGCAGTTGAAGAAGATGGTTAAAAAAGGTCGTCTTGAAAAAGAATTCGTCATGTTTGAAGATGAATCACAATATCAAGCCTACTTAAAAGAAGATGGCTCACAAATCGGTAATCCAGCTGGTTATGGTGGCGGTTACAATGTCGGTGGTCGTACAGCCTACGATCCTGTATTCCACAAAATGCGTTTGATGAATCCACTTCGTGGAGTTTCACGCAATGTAACTACTGATGGTTCTGTTTATCAGTTCCGTGCAAAAACTGGCAATGCTGGTGCTCAATGGGGTTATGCAATCCAAAACAACGGTGCTCCAACAACTGAAAACACCAATATTTGGCAAGTAGTTCTTCAAGATATTAACGTACAGTTCCCAATCCGTACTGCCGCTCTTGACGATATCGATGGCTTAGAGTCCAATGTTGTAGATGATATGTTGCTTGAATTTAGTCAGCAAGAAGGTATTGCTATGATTCAAAACAATGATCAAGTATCTCCAACTGGTAATCCTACTGGCGGTTCTAATGGTATTCGTGGTTTGAATCAATATGCTGGTGCTAACTCTGTTTACACTGGTGGCTCTACTTCTACTGCCGCTTTCGGTACTTCAGGAACAGCATCTACAGATGGATTGGCTTCGATTGGTACTTATGACCAATTAACTTCAAACA